CACAAAGACCGTACAACTTTGTGGTTGGTTGGATAAGAAAAAATTTTTAGAGACTGCTGACTTTTATAATAAGGGTGATCTTCGAACAAGAGATGATGGAACTTCTTTTAAAACTTACGCACCGCTCTATGAGATAAAACAAGAGAAGTTAAATAAATTAAATGATATCAAGGATTTAAAAAATATATGAAAAAGAATAATAGTTATAGATACCCCAAGACTCAACGAGAGAAGATAGAAGGTAAACGACACTATGTGTTTGATAAAGAAAAACTACCGAGCGTTACGACTATCTTGGACCAAACTCAATCAGCCGAGAAGCGCGAATCGTTGAAAGCGTGGCGAGAACGAGTGGGCGAGGACAGTGCAGCGCGGATAATGGATGAAGCAGCAACGCGTGGGACTGCTATGCACAAGATATTAGAGAAGTATGTATTGGGTGAGGGTTATCTTGATGAGACAACAGTTGGTAAACAAGCACACAATATGGCATTACAAGTTATACAAAGTGGACTATCTAACGTTACAGAATTTTATGGTACAGAGTGTACCTTATATTATCCTGGTTTATACGCAGGCCAAACAGATTTAGTAGGCATACACAAAGGTGAGGATGCAATCATAGACTTCAAACAAACCAATAAACCGAAACGCAGAGAGTGGATCGATGACTACTTTATGCAGCTATCAGCATATGCTATGGCACATAATATTTTATTTAATACACAAATTACAAAAGGTGTTGTGATGATGTGTAGTAAGGATAATTATTATCAAGAGTTTATTGTTGAGGGCGAAGAGTTTAAAAAATATGCACATAACTTTTTAAGGAGGGTAGATGAGTATTATAAAACAAGACCAGAAAAGATTGGATAACATAGCCAAAGCTTATTGGAATACATCTGGAGAGATGAGAGAAATGTGGGGCCGTAAGTGGTATGAATTAATAAAACAGATAGGAAGGAAGTTAGATGAGGTTAAGAGATCTACAACAGATACTAGATCAATTCACTAGAGGTCAGAAAGGTACTATGATATCTGATTGTCCAGTTTATATTGAAACGATGACAGGACATCTAGAAGATGTTAGACGTATTGAAGTACAGGAGAGCAATATAATCGGAGATGCAAACCCGGCTAGACTTGTAATCAAAGCAGATAAAAATGAATTATTTAGATCAAGAACATTTAGACAGAGTTAAGGAACCCTTGGGTCACGGGGCCGAAGCTAGCGTAGAGGTCCCGTGTATATAGAATTGGTCAAATATCCTGACGTATTTTTACGATCAGTGAGTAATACTGTACCTTTTCCACTAGATGAAAAGACCCAAAGATTAATTAAGTGGATGTACAAAGCTATGTACCAACACCACGGTATAGGTTTAGCTGCAATACAGGTAGGATATCAGAAAAGAATGTTCGTAATGGACTGTACACGCAGTCAAACTAACGAAAAGGTATTTATTAACCCAGAGATCGTAGAGAGGTCAGAAGAGACTATACGGGACAGTGAGGGCTGTTTATCGGCTCCAGGAAAACAAGGAGATGTGAGTAGACACATTAGAATAATTCTAAAGTATCAAGATAAGAATGGAAAGGAGGAGAGAAAGACATTTTACAATTTGGAGGCCAGGTGCATACAGCACGAGATGGACCATCTAGATGGTAAACTGTGTATAGATTATGAAAAAGGTAATTATAGTCGGGAAAAACATAAGTCCCAAACAATGGTCGAATCTGATTTTAGAGCTAAATCTGATACGTAAGCAATGGAAACCGTACGCGGACCTGGAATTGCAGGGACCTGGGGTTAAAAAGATAATTAATTATGGCACAAATACGTCAAGTATTGCATTTGTGTCAAAAATAGGGCTAAAAAATAGGTAGTGTGCCAATGTATAGTGGAATTCTGAAGCAAAATTATTTTTTTAAAAGTAAAAAAAACCTCTGGCACACTTGGCACACCCCTATTTTGGCTTATAAGTGTTGGTATAAGCGAATAATAGTGTGCCACGGGTGTTGGCACAGCTTGGCACAGTTGTTGGTATTGCTGGCTTTTTTGATTTTTGTTCTGGCACACTCTGCTACTCGACGCGCGCGACCTTTTTTTTATTTTGAAAAACTTTTTTGCCCAAAAATCTCCCTATACAGTATAAGACTGATATGAGACATCCTAAAAAATCTAAATATAAATCTGTTGTTATCAAGAAGAAGAGATATTACTTCTACAAAATCACGTGGGTGGATATCACGGGTGACAGCGGGCACGCAGACTTACACACAGCAGAGGGTTTTATGCCATCAGAGATGGTAACTCACGCATACTTACTTAACAAAGATAAAAAGAACGTAAGAACCTTTGCAAGTTATGAAGTTAATGATGAATTATTTAGTGATAGAAATGTATTCCCAAGAGGGTGTATAGTACGTATGGAAAAAATAAATGAAAAATAAAACCTTGACTAAAAATATGCCTAACGTAAAATGGCAACAACTTCCACCAAGGAAAGGACCAGACTCAAATGGAATACAAACCAGTTATAAACAAGTGGTCACTAGTAAAAAAGTTTCCAAGAAAAGTATTAAATAAAATTAATCTTTTTGTGAATGGGAATCAAGGTTGGATTCTTCTTGCAATTCTAGTGTATCTAATTCGATATCTTCAGGCGTAATATTAATTATCTCTTTGTTGTCATCAATAATCTTTTTAAGTTTATCTTTGATCTCATCTGTAGATAAGTTATCTATATTACCTGTCATAACTAACTTCTGATCTACGTAAAGTCCACCAGCTTTACCACGGGCCACTTCTGCATTTACTGCTGCACTCCAAGCTTTATTCTCTAATGCTTTGTTTCTTATCTGTGCCAGCTCTGTGATGTGCTTCTCAAATGTGATACCATATTTCTCTCTTACTTCTGCCCTTAATTCGCCTATATATTTGACAACTAAAGGAAAGTATTTTGGGTTACGCATTTCTGCTGCAGCCTTACGCGCTCTAGTTTTGTAGCCTGCTTCATAAGCAGCCTCTGCTGGTGAGAGCTTACCCTCATTATAAACTAGTAATTCTGCAAATTTACGTTGTTGTTCTGTTAATCTTTTAGGTTGTGTCATACTTGTAATTTACCGTAATCTAGTGTAGTTATCAAGTAGGAATTCCGGTGAAACCAGAGTCAAAATTTTGGAAGTTAATTAAAAAAAATACACCTAAAATCCAGTGGACAAGACTGGAATCTTGGGCATCCTTCGGTGTGCCAGATCTATTGGGATATAAAGATTCTTGTGGTTTTTTTATGGTTGAGATGAAGATAGCTAGAGGCCCAAAAATAAGCTTCAGCCCCCACCAAAAATTGTTTCATCAAACCAGAACTAATCGGAACTTTATCCTCCTTCAAGAGCCTCTTGTAGGTAACGTAAAACTTTATGAGTCTTCCGCGATCCACGGTCTGCTTGTCGACCATCGAGAAACACCTTCCCTCGCAATGAATGATTGGGACCACATTCAGCGCTTGTTGGTTCGCGAACCGCTTGACGCCTGATCGCTTGCGGGCTTGTCAGCTTGTGAGCTTGTGGCCTTCGGGCCCACCCGCCCCCCTTCGCTTGCTCGCTTGAGGGCTTGTTCTCTCTTGGCTCGCTTCCTGAACTCTTCATAAAATTTTGGATGTTTGAATACGTGCATTAGTGTTCGCCGTATGCAATATTTTTAACTGTCTTGTCCCAGCAAGCTCTGCAATCTTTGCATTGGTTGCCCTGATCCGGGGCCGGGCAAGTCCTGCCGCTGGTAACTACCGTCGACGTGTGCGGCCAGCTTTCAGGAGCTGCCTGGTCAATCATTGGCGCGCTGAATCTTATAATTAAATTATCCGGACAGCTGGCCAGGTGGTCCTTCGTCCACGCTTCACGCGTCGGCAGCCAGTGCTTAACGTCAGGCGTGAGCTTACAGACTTCAAAAATTTTATTTAGATGGTCCAGGTTCTGGACGTCGCCTGAATCGTGCCAACGGAAATACTTCACCTTTTTAGAATTAATTTGCAGCGCCATTGCGGTGACCCATAGCGGATGCTTGAGCGCTTCAAATCTTTTGTATTGTGCATCAATCACATTTTTAAATCTGTACCTGCCGCGCATATACGCGTAACATTTAAAACAAGTTGAATTGACTAC